TAAGTGTATGCTCATAATGCAGGGCCGTATCAATCGACCAGTCTTTTGCCTCACCGGGCTTAAGTCGAAACGCCCCTACAGCGTTCTCAACCACAATCGGAGCATCATCACTATATGCTACGCGAGTTCGTGGCCAGATTAATACTTCGCCATTCCCCGACGAGTCGCTCGCCAAAGTCCCAAGGACCTTATGCAACCTTGCACTTCCAGTCGAGCCTAGCTGGATATAGTCCCCCTTTAAAAGATAACCACTTGCCCCTGCGGGCATACCCTTTACAGGGATATATACAGACCCAGCCGCAATCCCTCCATCTATCGTCGGAGTTCCTGGGGTCCCATCAGCCGATCCTCGAGGTGCTGCAGAAGAGAAGTCCCCCATAAGCACAGTTCCCTCACTCCCATTTAACTCCAAAATAAGGGCATTTAGCAACTCCGCATTAGCCCTTACCATCGGAGGGAAACTGAGAGCCATTTCCCAAATCTGCCCGCCGAAGTCTTGAACCACCTGCGAAAAGCTGAAGGGCGACATTTCCAAGCCTACGGCACTCATCGGGCGAATGACTGCCGTATTTGGCTTTATCTCCGAAGGCCATGTCAGGGGATATGTTATACTAAGGGTCATCGCTTGCTAAACAATCTTGGATTGCGGGAGGCTAGTTCTGAAGCAGATGCTGCACTCCTTTCCGTCCCATGTTTCTGCAAATCCCTAACCGCACTTCGAAGCGCCATAAGGGCTGCCTTATCGGCTCCAGGTGCATGGATGATAATATCCCCACCACCGGACCTTCCATTCGCAGAAGGGCTAACATTCACATGCTCTCCCGGAGTCGCACGGAAGCGGACCATTGCGCTATCGGTACTGCCAGACCCAGGAACTGTAAACGAGCCACCATGCGCGAATGCGCCTGCATTGTACGAGGGCGATATATCAATTCCAGAAACAGGCATTAATGGGATAGGCCCTGAAACGGGAGCAATCGGAGCAGTTACACCTCCGCTTCCAAATACACTTCCAAAGCCACCTCCACCTATTGCCCCACCTATGAAACTTTGCAGAAGCCCTCCAATCGAGAGTCCACCACCACCGCCACCTCCCCCACTAAAGAGGGAGAATATATAATTAAATCCAGACTGTATAGCATTGAAAATACCTGACATAGCATTCCCAATATTGGCAAAGATGTTGCCAAGCCATCCACCAACATTCTGGAATATATTACTAAAGAACGAGCCAATCCCTTGGAAGACGTTTGAAACGCCATCGCTTATCTTAGCGAAAATGCCCTTTGTACAATCGCATTCGCCTTTAGACATAACACCAGCCCCACCGCCCTTCCCCGGCATTGGAGCAGCATTACCTTGATCAGTCGTATCCTTCCCAAAAAGCCCCATGATAAAGTCCCCCACCTTACCCATAAGGCCACCGCCAGTATTTCCGATAGTTGGCTTTGCGTCGCTACCTTTTAACCCAAATAGCTCATTGATGATCGGATTAATAACAGCCATTTGCATTATTGCGCCCTGTACTTGAGTCGCAACATTGGAGACTACATCTAAGAAAGACTTAAAGGCGTTTTCACCCTTTCGCAAGGCGTCTACAATCGTAACACCGAGATTGTCGAAACCATCCCTTAACCCAACAATTGCAGGGTTTGCATCTTGTGCTCTTTTTCTAATATTTGAAAGCCCGCGCTGATAAAGCTCAGCACTAATGGAGCCGTCGTTATGTAACTTATTTAACTTGGCAATCTCAAGTGCATACTCTTCAATAGGGGTACGAGTGTTCTTAAATATCTCAAAGGCTTGCTTTCTCGCATTAACCTTTGTTAAGGAATTATTAAGATCGTCGAACCCCTTATTAGTAAGCTTAATATTGTTAACATCAGAGTCGTCAATAAAATTGTGGAGTCCCGCCTTTAACCTTCCAATGCGATCAAGAACCTCTGGCTGTATATCGAATGTGTTATTAAAGGAATTAGCCTCTGTACCAATACCCATTAGCGCAGTTTTATTGGCTTTAATAGCCTGGTCAATCTCCTGGTTTAAATCCTCCCCTAAACCGCGGCGCGAGCCAATCGACTTTTTTGGGGGGCGTAGTGCTATAATATCAGCTGGCCCATTATCCAGTAATATGTTAGTTCCTGGTGGCTTAACCTCCTGGAGAACTCTTATAGCCTCAGAGAAGAATTTTACCGATTGTGTAAGCTTTTGTATAGCAAAACTTAACCCATTAACAATATTTGTAAATACAGACAATATACCACCACTAGAGACAGCAATTTTCAGTTCCTCAAAGGCCTCTTTAAGACTATCAACTGCACCTTTAGCCCCTCCAGTTTCAGACTTTCCAAGACCTTCTACCCTATCCTGAAATTTACTAATAAGAATACCAGCAGCTTCTGCATCTCGACCAAGCTCATGAAGCCCGCTAATAGTATTCTTTAACTGTGAGTCCACGACAAGACCAGCCCGCTTTAGCAATTCTAATCCTTGAACAGGATCATTAAAAGCCCGACCCAACCTATTAGCATTTTCCTCCAGGGTCCCAAAGCCTGCCGAAGCTAAATCTTGGGATAGTGTAAGTATTTCAAAGAATTGCCGCTTTGTAATATTAGTATAGGTCAACAATTGCACCGAGGCTTCGCGGACAGCCTTTGCAGAAGTTAATGTATCATAACCAAGTTTAATGGCAAAAGCATTAATTTCTTTAGTGGTAAATTCATGAGCGCGGCCTACACGCCGGAGTACTGCTTCAATTTTGAAAAGAGAGGCTTCATAATCAACACTTGATCCAAGAGCTACTGCAAGCGCATGACCGACAAGGGCTATAGCGCCAAACATAAGGGCCCAAGCAATACTCCCTCGTTTAGCAATTGCGGCAAGTGCTATAATTCGCGAGCCAATACCACTAAGGGGGCCAGCCGCTAGAACTGCCGCAGAGCCAATATCGCTAAGCGTATCGGCGTAACGCCCCCCAATCTTCGTGCTATCCGTAAGTTGCCGCTTCGTATTAAAAACCGCATTGTTCATGCTCAGCTGCACACGCTGGAAGTCGCGAGTTTTAAGCGCGCCTTGCGACATAGCATTCTGGTACCTATTAAATTGTGCGGTAAGCGGAGTAAGAACTTGGGTATTACCGGACTTAGCTGCCTCACGGGACAGTCTTAAAAGCTGTTGGGATACTCCATTGACAGCCCGCATTTGCCGCAACAATGCTGCCTCATACTGCCTCGATCCTGCAACCAACCTCTGCGTCGTTGCATTAGAGGTTTGCCCAATTCTCTGATTTATTCTTTCAAGCGCAGTACCCTTTTGAATAAGCTGGTTAAAGGCAGTTTCAGCCTTTTCCTTACCAATCGTTGAGAAGTCTATTTGGATGGTTGCCATTATTGCATTTTCCGGGTATAGATGAAATAATTAACTCCCGCCAAGCCTACCTGCATCCTTAAGCGTTGTATAATGAAGGTCGTCAAGGTGGCAGATTAGGGAGATAAAGTATTTCATATCCTCATATAGCACAGCAGAGTTATACGCTACTATATCCGAGATAGCAATTCGTTCATAGCCAAAGCCCATCCTTCGCGTCGCATGGAGGAACATATATGCTTCCCATAACCCCTCCTGCGACGGCGTAAGTGGTGGTACGTTCTTTATAACTTCGGAGAACTTGCCAGTCTGTTCACGGTATCGGTCGAGCGCCTCAAAAGCCTCTCCGTGGGCTAAGAACCACTTGAGGCGCTCTCCGAGTTTTTTGCATCTTCAACCGCGGCTTGAGCCATATACCGTTTTCGGTCATTCGCAAGTACCCATACGAACTGACGAAGATCAGGGTACTTAATCAACATCTTCTTCGCATTCTCTTTCGAGTACTCAATCGTCGCCCCCTCATCTGCCATAGCGCGCCAGCCGAGGAGAAGGGTCTTTGCCATAAGCTCGCAGGTCAACTCCCCCGCCGTTTCCGGGGAGAGCATATCATTTTCAATCTGATAGCGAACGCTTCGGGGGAGCTTATTAAACTCCTTCTGATATTCCATATTTCCAGCACGAGCCACAAGGAGGGCGCTCTCCCCCTCTAAAGGTTCCCATACCCCTTTAAGTTCGAGGCCTTGGTCCGTGGCGAAGGTATTTGAGAAGTCCATAATTCACCCCATTTCTGCATTATACGTCAGACGTGGATCGAGATAGCGTTCCAGCCGACTGGAAGGTAACCTGCGCCGTTGCCAGATCACCGTGGTTGCCTCCGAGGGGAGGATAACTCTCGATAACAGCATTCCCCTCAAAGCGAGGATTGGTAGCCCCTGTCGAGTCTGACGCTACAGGCTTGATGGCAACTCGAAAAGCCGCTGCCCCAACAAGTGGAAACAGCGTAGCATCAACCTCGCCCGCAGCAAAATCTTGCTTAAACGTCACGACGATATTCCAGTCGAGTAGGCCAGCAAGCCTAATCTTTGTCAGATCGCCCATAGCCTGCTCTTCCTTAAGATCAGCCATGTAGTTGAACTGAACCTGTTGCACATGATCGCTGAGATCAACCTCTGTCGAGCCCTCGCCAATAAGGACTTCAGCATCTTTAAGAATAAACGAGCCCATTTTTTAACTCCTTACTTGTCCGATATCCCGAGGACGCAGAAAACGGTATAGCTAGGCGAACCGGTCCCTGCGATGGTGAGTGAAACGCGCCAGTATGTGTCTGTAATCGCTGGCCCGATCTCGAGCAGCTGATAACCATTTGCCGCTCCAATCTGCGTAAAACTCCCCCGAGTTGTTGAGTTGCTATCGAAGGTCCCATCATCGTCGCTGACAACATCAACATCAAGTGTCTGATCGCCAGAGCCACCATTAGCTGTAACGTGAAGGGCAGCGTAAAGCTTCGACCCTGCAGGGACTGCCCCAAGGAGAAGCGCTGGCCCATTCTCTGAGACTGTTTTCACTCCATACGAAGCAAGCAATCCCCTAACAAGCGGGCCACTCGACTCGATATTAGCTGCAAATGAAAACAACTCCCCATGATTTGCGCCAGGACTATATTCGGCCTTCGACGCCGCGACAAGGAAGGCTACCCCACCTTCCACTGCACCTGTAGGTGCGAAGGAAAAAGGCTTCGAGGCAGCCCCGACATTTCCAAAAAGCCCGCCATCGAAGGAGCCATCGAAAAAGCCATTCATCTGGCATCCGGCCGTAAGCAAGCCGGGGAGGCGGGTCTTAGTCTGTTGGCAGAATGTCGTATTCTCTTTCAAATCCGCGCCATAGGCGACGTTAAGTTGATTGAGAATACAGGTCAAATCCTGCAACCCGTAGCGGATTTGGGGGTCTTTGAGGATGAAACTTCCCATATCTACCTCACAAAGCGTTCCGCTTGATTAGCATTTGAACTGTATGTTCAGCTTCCCTTGCGGCTTCGATGAATAGAGCTTGCCCATTACCGGGCTGGAAACCTACGTCGGAAGCATAGGGAACCGCATTGCCTATAACGATAGTACGGCCCTTCTTTACTGGAAACTCCAGACTTTCGAGCTTTGCAAGTTCTCCTACTCGCTGCTCGAATGCCTCGTCAATCAAGGCGTATTCATCTTCAGGTCTCTCTAGCGGACGGACTAAGTTAATATCCCTTCCCGTCATCGAGACTCTAATATTCGCCATTGACCAGTAGGTGTATCCCGGCCAAACCTGGAATAGGTTATCGAAAGTATGCGTAACCAATGCCTTAAGCGCCTTGAACTCCGTCTCATCGACAGCTTTCTTAAATTCAATCGCCATCTGACGCTTGAAATCACCAACAGGCATTATGCGTTATCCCGCTCATAAGCAATAACATAACTCATAGTCCAGAGATGATGCCCTTGCTCATTAATCTCAATATATGTCGGCTCCGACTGGAGGGGCCTAATATCAAGATACCCACTTACACTGGCCCCTTGCAAGAAGTTCTGCACGGCCTTGGCTTTTGCTGCTCCATCAGAATAGTTAGACCAGCGAACTCTTATCGCCACGACAGGGTTACGGACCTCGAAGCGCTCGCTCATAACCCTGCTAGGTGGAGCGCCAGCGCCTGAATTTATAAATACAGCATTAACCGGGACACTCGTACCAACCTTCCGCATAGGGCCGTAAAACAGATTAGTCTGTTTAGTAAGCCCAAGGGAGCCAGTAATATGGTCAACTAAATCTTCGCCGGGATTGCTCATAAGTACGCCGTCCTTACGTAAGCATCACCCGAGACTGTCGGGGATTTCTCGAAGGATTGTACGGGGTAAGCCCCAACTACGGTTGAGGGATCAGATGCTATACTCGTACCGAGAAAAAGCCAATCCCCAATCTTAACATCTTGCCCAAGATCGACAACCGCACTCGATCTCTTTTCCTCCCCATCTCGATCCGTATAAACAACAGAACGCTCATCCCATCGGACTGTTATTTCAGATGGAGAGGCAAACGAGGGATCACCTGCAGCGTTAACTCCATTAACAGTCCAGAGCGTAGCAATCTGGTGCCTATTGTCGAATAAGGTCATATATAGTCCTTAAGCTCGACTTGAGGGAATAACTTAAGTTCCGATCCGGGAGTAGCATTAACTACTCTTAAATCCCCAAGACCAGCTAATATAGTAT